AAAAAAATGCCATTGCATCCCTAATCGAAAGAAACATGGAAACTGACAAACAGTATGCCGAACAACTGGCCGATAAAGAAGCAGTCATGAAGAAGAAGATGTCCAAAGCAAAGGGCGTTTTTTAGCTCTGGTGTCACTCAGCCAAGTAACTATCAAGTATATATACTTGGCTGAGTGTTTTTTTAGTTTTATCAGCACGCGCGCGCACGCGCACGTAATCGCGCACATGCACGCACGATTTTTATTATATTATTATTTATTATTTACTTGTTGTAGCCGTAGTAGTAGGGAGTGTTGAAATGTTGAATACTATAATTTTTTATCAGTGGAACGATATTTTGTGGTTAATTTTGATGTTGATACTTTTGTGGATAACTTGTTGAATTGTTGAAAGTGTAGCAATATGCACAAAACTATTTGTGCAACTTTTTGTGGAAAACCTGTTGAAAGTGTTAAAAGTGTTGAAAACGCAATTAAAGGCCGTCCGGCGAGCGGGACCGGAAAGTTACGTCATGCTCTTCGTACGGCGCACCGCGCCTAGCGCATGACCTTCAATGCAAAATTCTTCTGACTTTTTCCAAAAGTCTTGACAAGCCCTCTTTTTTTATGATATAACGTAAATAGTCAGACAGCACAGAGGTACATTTAACAAATTCTATTTTTACAAAATAACTTTACGAAAGAGGTGAACTGCTCTGACCATCCAAGAAATCAAGACACTGTTTGACAACATCCAGAAAATCCTTGCAATGCTGGACAAAATCTACCACGCAGTAACAGGCAACGAACCGGAGGCGTAAAATGGAGAACAAACCATGGAACGTAAGAGACCAGACCGACGAGAACCTTATGCGGGAGTTGACGAAAACCTACAAAGCGATAGACGCCGCATACAGTATGATCAGAAAGGCCGCAAAATCGAAGACGCAAAATATTACGTTGACCTTGTGTTCCGAAAGAAAGCAGCTGCAAACGACATTGAGGTGGAAATCCTCAGAAGGGAAATCAACCATGGCAAAGAGGAGTAAAGTCCGCAAATCGAAAGACGCAAAAATCTACAACAAGACCGCACGAAAGACCAAGGCAATCAACCTGGGAAGCGGGGCAATGCGAGGGGGTATCCGACTGTGAGCGCTGTATTCGCAAGCATGACTATGGCATTTATCGCGGGCGGGATTTTACCTCATCATTAACACAATCAACATCATCAAGGAATGGTTCAAATAAGGAGGCAACCATATGAACGTATACGGAATCTTTGATACCTGCGTGATGGGTTACATCACCATCTTTACCGAACGTGACGACAAAGTGGCCGAACGTAATTTCAAAATCGCACTGACCGACGAACGAAACATCATGAGCAAGACTCCGAGCGACTATCGGCTGGTGCGACTGGCAAAATTCGACGAGAAAACGGGCCTGTTTGAGAACGAAAAGGAGAACATCTTCGATGGCGTATCGCTCAGTAAGTAACTTCAGGGAAACCGCAACGACAAAACCTACCGAGGCCGGAGAAACCGTAAGGCGTACATACCTTTGGGAGTTCAACGAAAAAGGCGAAAAGGTCCTGGTGCTTGACCAGATCATCGACCAGCAGGCGGAAATCGACAGCTATCTAGAAGAGACCAAGCTTGAAAACATCATCCGGCGGGCATCCATCGACCCTGACCTTGCGGCTAGACTGGTGCCAGACATGGGTGGCGGGCTTCAAGACGCAACCGAGATGCCGGAGAATCTAATGGAGCTGCAGAACATCATGCTGCGGGCCGAGCAAATCTGGGATGAAATCCCAAAAGAAATCAAGCTCAAGTTTGACAATGACGTTGATAAATTTGTCACAAGCTTCGGCACTGTCAATTGGGCAAAAAATCTGGGCATCTATCAGGAAGCAAAAAACCCGAGGGAACCGAAAACGGAGGCGACTGAATGAACAGAAACAAAGATGCAGGATTTAACCAAGTACCGCGGCTGGACATTACGCGAAGTCGCTTCAAACGGCGGCAGGATGTCAAGCTGACGATGAACGCGGGCCAGCTCATCCCGTTTTACGTGGACGAAGTATTACCCGGCGATACCTTCAGCATCGACCAGGCAGCAATTATCCGTATGACAACTCCTATCTTCCCGGTTATGGACAACTGTTATATGGATATTTACTATTTCTACACGCCTAATCGTATCATCTGGGACAACTTCAAGCGATTCATGGGCGAAAACGATAAAGGACCATGGACGCAGACTCAAGAATACACCATTCCGCAAGTCGAAATCACCGGCACAACCGAAAAACCAGCACCGTACGAAGGAAGCATCATGGATTATATGGGCATTCCTACCAAGGTAAGCAAGGGAACAGATACGGCATTCAGAGTCAATGCACTGCCGTTCCGGGCATACGCCATGATTTGGCAGGAGTGGTTCCGAGACCAGAACGTGGACAATCCGGTCATCAACTTCAAAGGAGACGGATTAATACATTACACAGACAATGAAGAAAAGGAATGGACGGAACAAAGCCCGATCTCCAATACATTCTCAATCAAGCATACACCGGCGGCAGACCTCTACCTGTAAACAAATACCACGACTATTTTACCAGCGCGCTACCAAGTCCGCAGAAGGGACCAGCAATTAGATTGCCAATAACTGGAAGCGCACCTCTAGGAATGTACAACGCCAGTAACGGAAGCGTAACCATTGATAGCCAAAAAATGGAAGAAATTCTGACAAGTGCAGGAATGACAACCTCTGGAAGCTTATTCACCGCAAACACATGGGACATAGGCATGGGCCCTACAAGAAACAAAGGCCTTGCGGTCGGAACCGGGACGGAAGAAACGTATACAGGCGTAGCCTTGGGAGCTGACTTATCAAATGTAACAGCCGCAACCATCAATCAGCTGCGGCAAGCATTCCAGGTACAGAAGTACTATGAGCAGCTGGCGCGTGGTGGCAGCCGCTACCGCGAGATGATTTACAGTCTGTTCCATACCAAGATTTCGGACAAAACTGTGCAGATTCCGGAATATCTGGGCGGTACACGCATCACCATCAACATGAGTCAGGTCATCCAGACCAGCGGCACGACTACCGAGAGTCCGCAGGGTAACGCCGCGGCAATCAGTGTTACGCCGTACAACGGCAGTATGTTTACCAAGAGTTTCGAAGAGCACGGCTATGTTATCGGCGTGTGCTGCATCCGGCATGACCATACCTACCAGCAGGGCTTGGAGCGCATGTGGAGTCGCAAGACTAATCTGGACTTCTACTATCCCGTCTTTGCAAACCTAGGCGAACAGGCCATTCTGAAGAAGGAGCTGTATCTCACTGGTACAAGCACCGATGAACAGGCCTTTGGTTATCAGGAAGCTTGGGCAGAATACCGCATGAAGCCGAACCGCATCAGCGGCAAGTTCCGGTCAAATGCAAAGGGGACGTTGGACAGCTGGCACTACGGCGACAACTACAAGGAGACTCCGAGCCTGAGCCAGGCATGGATGAAGGAAGGAGATTCCGAGATTCAGAGGACTCTGGCAGTGGACAACGAACCTCAGTTCATCATGGACACGGTCATTGACAACACCAGCGTCAGACCTATGCCTATGTACAGCATCCCGGGTCTCGTGGACCATCACTAAAGTTTTTCGTTATTGTTATTCTAGAATAGCAATAATATAACGTAACAACGACAAAAATAAAAAGTCTCAGCTGAGGGCATCAGCTGAGACCTCAGCTGATGAAAGGGGGAAAGCCCGGGGCAAAAACCCTGGGCTTATTTTTATGGGATTTTTCGCAGCAGCACTACCAATACTTAAAACAGTAGCACCATCGATCATAAGCTGGGGCGTGAACAAGCTTTTAGGCGGAAACATGTCAGAAAGCAGCGGAGGAAGCCAACAGCACAACGAAAGCTATAGCCAAGGCGGAGGCCAAAGCAGCGCCGCCAGCGGCGTAAACCGAGAGCAAAATCTGCAAGACTGGAACAGTATGCTGGGAGCAATTCAGAGCAATATGCAAAGCCAGCAAAAAGTTTAACCGTCGAAGCATGTTCGAACAAATGGGCTATAACACCATGGCGGCAATCACTCAGGGTGTATATAACCAGATAAGCAACAACGCGGCGATGGCCTACAACAGCGCAGAAGCAGCCAAAAACAGAGCTTGGCAAGAGCAAATGAGCAACACAGCTTATCAGCGAGCCGTGGAAGATATGCGAAAAGCAGGCATCAACCCTATCTTAGCGTACCAACAGGGCGGAGCAAGCACGCCAGGAGGTGCACAGGGTACGATCAGTGGAGCAAGTATGGGTCTCGCAAGCAGCAGTGCAGCGACAGCAAGCGCTCTCGGAGTAAGCCAGAACCACAACAACACATGGAGCAAAAGCGAAAGCAACTGGTACAACGCAGCGCAAGCAGTTGGAGACGCAACAAGCTGGTCACACACAAGCGCAGACAAAGCGTTTAATGCATTCAAGGACATCTTCAACGACCTCAGCAACCTAAACAGTGGCGTCGGCGGAGGTGCAGGGAGAAAGCCAACCAAAGATGAGCTTGAATACAAGCCGGGAAGAGACTTCATAGGAAGCAAAAACATCGAATATTGGAAAGGAAAACTTAAATAAATAAATGGGATGCAATAAACCGTTAATCCGGTTTTATGTACCTCATGACAGAGAGGCGAGCGGGCGTGTATACTCGCTCGCTTCTTTAATGCGACACATAAGACCAGTATGAAATATGAAGATTTGATGTATCGTAAAGATGTGATGATGATTCCATGCGGACAATGCACAGGATGCAAACTACGCAAGCGCAAAGACTGGGCCACGCGGATGGAGCTGGAAGCATACAGCCACAAAAAGGAAAGCATCTGGTTTATCACACTGACCTATGATGACAACCATGTGCCAACGCAGGACACAGAAACAGGGGAAATCTTCAAAGGAGGCGTGAACGTATGGAAAGACACCTCAGAGCGTCCTAGAACGGTGCAAACTTTAAACGTGGAGGATATCCAACTATTTATGAAGAGGCTAAGGAAGGCCGTCAGCGAGCCTCTCAGATACTTCCTAGCCGGAGAGTATGGAGACAACACCTCAAGACCACACTATCACATGATACTATACGGGTGGTATCCAGACGACTTAAAGCCAATTCACAGGCTGTCAAGGTTTGGACACTACACGAGCGATAAGCTGGTCAAAGTCTGGGGACAAGGGACAGTTGACATAGCTCAAGCAACGCCAGAGACGTATAACTACGTAGCTGGATATGTGACCAAGAAGCTGTACGGAAACGACAAAGACAAGTACAGGAAAATGGGACTCATACCGCCATTCTGCGTAATGAGCCGAAAGCCAGGACTCGGAGACGAATGGTTTCAAAAGAATCAAGAAAGACTATGGCAACTTGGATACATCCAGCTGACAAACGGAAAGAGAGCAGCCATTCCAGAATATTATTGGCGAAAGCTGGAAGCTGAAAATCCTGAAAAGGCGTGGAGAATCAAGCAGTATCGACAAAAAAATGCCATTGCATCCCTAATCGAAAGAAACATGGAAACTGACAAACAGTATGCCGAACAACTGGCCGATAAAGAAGCAGTCATGAAGAAGAAGATGTCCAAAGCAAAGGGCGTTTTTTAGCT